TTGAGCTTCTTTATCTTAAGAGCTTCTTTATAGAATAGATTATAGTACTTATTATGAAGCTCAGGAATGCGTGCTGACTCGCGAAATAAATTCGTTTCGTCAATCTTGCAGTCCTGAGCCCACATCTGATTAATTTTTTCAATGTCCATCACAGAACTCCATCATACAAATAATTATAACTATATTATAATATTAGGAAAATGTCAATCGCTTTCTGATTTCAAAAGCTTTTCATAAGCTTCTGAATCAACGACGCCTTCCTTCAGAAGTCTCTCACGATTTACTCTATGCATATCCTGAACGTTATCCTTTGAGTCTCCAAAGTATGGAACAGCATGGCCTTCTTCAATAAGCATTGAACACGCAGTCTTGTCACCTAGAACGAAGTCACCAAGTATTCTTCCAAATTTCTCGTCACTCTTTCCTGGCTTCTGAGTTCTCAGGATAGCAGTTTCACCGAGTATCTCGCCAAGTCTTTTCTTTGCGGCAAGACCAAAGATCTTTTCGACTTCGTCAGAAGTTCTGCTCTCTGGAGTATCAATACCCATGATGCGAACTCTTTCGTTTCTTAGCCATACACCAAATCCTAGGTCAATGTCAACATCAACCGTATCCCCGTCGACAACACGGAGAATAGCGCATCTATATTCGTACATTTAAAATTTCCTTATAGTTTAGTTATTGTGAAGTTTTTGAAGGCAAACGTCACCGTAGCTTGTGGATACACAACATCACTCTGAGTTGTGTCAAGCGTAACATCAGATAAACTCACTGGGAAACAGTCTTGAAATTGAATTTCGATATTCGGATTTTTATGACTGTTCATTATCACGATAGAGATATCAGTAAGTAATCCGTACTCACTATTCTTTAGGTTTTTGAATTGATCATAGTTTTCTGGAAAGGTTATGCCCTTCATCCAATTGAAAACTTCGATATAGTTGTTCATAGACTCGTCTATGATAAATGCAATGGGTAGATCGCCGAACGTTAGTCTATCTCCAGTAATCGGAATAGGCTTAAACGGGTTTGGCTGTTCTATAACTTGTAGAGACAAGGAAGGTATGTTTACTGTCTGTGTAAAGAACTGAACATTCGGTAGTCTCTTAACTGAGACCACGAACTCAAGTGGAGACATATAATTTGGTATCATACCATTTTCCTGTTTACATTCTTATAGAATTGGTGTACTATCTATTTATAAAGAAGTATAAATATAAGGTATTAAACGTTAAAGGAATGCGGCATGGTTTACGTAAACAAGTCGTATTTGGCATTTATGTTTGATGATCCCTGCGATAACTGTACACATTGGTGTGGATTTGTTTAATGAAAAAGTACGTATTTGATGTTGATGGAACTCTTACACCGAGCAGATGTAAGATTGACGAAGAATTCCTCAAGTGGTTCAAAGATTTTTGTATTCGCAATGAAGTGTACTTAGTCACTGGTTCCGATTATGAAAAGACTCAAGAACAGCTAGGAGATGACCTCCTCAGGTGGCCTATCTTTGTCTATAACTGTTCAGGCAATGATGTATGGGCAAAAGGTAAGAGAATAAGATCTGACGCTTGGAAAGCACCAGAAGAATTGGTGTCGACTCTTGAGATGTTCTTGGAAAATAGTCGTTTTAAATTAAGAACGGGGAGACATATAGAACATCGTCCTGGTGCGCTTAACTTTAGTATCGTAGGTCGTAACGCGAGTATGCAAGATCGTCATTCATACGTAGAGTGGGATCAAAAGACCAAAGAGCGCGAAATTCTTGCAAAAAAGATCAACACTTTATTTCCAAACTTAACTGCGAGTGTAGGTGGCGAAACTGGTCTTGACATCTATCCAAAAGGAAAGGATAAGTCTCAGATACTGAAAGACTTCGACGAAGAAGATATTATATACTTCTTTGGAGACAGAATGGAACCAACCGGAAACGATTATCCTCTTGGATCGAAACTTAAGAGTCCAAGTAAAGCATTTCACGTAAAAGATTGGCAGCATACTTTTGAACTTCTAAAGGAGATTGGCGATTGACAATTGGTATCGTAGCTTCTTCGTTTGATCTATTACACGCCGGCCACATAATGATGCTCCGTGAAGCAAAATCAAAGTGTGATCATCTTATCGCAGCAATACAGACGGATCCTACAGTTGATCGGCCAGAAAAGAATACGCCGGTTCAGACCATCGTAGAGAGATACATACAGTTATCAGCAGTCAAGTATGTTGACGAGATCATCGTGTATACTACTGAGCAGGACCTCGAAGATATTCTTGAGATGTATCCTATCGACATTCGAGTTCTTGGAGAAGAGTATCGTGACAAAGACTTTACTGGTCGCGAGATCTGTAAGAGACGTGGTATCCAACTCTACTTCAACAAGAGAGATCATCGCTTTAGCTCAAGTGATCTACGAAAAAGAGTTACGAACAAAGAAAAAGACGGTTGACATTCTTTTAGAATCAGTATAATCTAGAATATATCAAAAGGAGGACTGTGATGGAACCCCGCTTTGTTATCTTTGTAGAAACTGTGACTGGTGAAATTGTTCGAGCCTTTACGTGGTGTCGAGACGAAGCTTCAGGCTTGGCTCGTGCTCGGAAGGACTGTATTGAATTTGGATATGGCTCACCGACTCGCGTCTGGGCTGAAAAGATTGAGGTTTCAAACAAGTGATTCAAATTCAAGGCCCTCTTAATCGAGAGGTCTACGTTGCGTGTTCGGGTGGAGTCGACTCAATGGCTGTCGTAGATCTCTTGATGAAGAATCATAAAGTCAACATGTTATTCTTTAATCACGACACAGAAACGTCTCGTAGTGCAATAAGTTTTCTTGAAGAAAAATACTATGCAAGCATTTCCTTTGCTGGAACAAAACTCGAAGTAGGTTCTATCAGAGGTAAGAAAGAACGTTCTGAGTCTTGGGAAGAGTATTGGCGAAATCAAAGATACTCGTGGTTTCATTCTTTCGATGTTCCAGTGATTACAGCTCATCATTTGGACGATTGCGTAGAGACTTGGATCTGGTCATCGATGCACGGAGAAGGAAAGATCATTCCTTATTCGAACAAGAATGTGATTCGTCCGTTTCGACTGAATCGCAAGTCTGAGTTTACGAACTGGTGCCGCAACAAAAATGTATCTTGGATCGAAGACTCTTCAAACTCTGATACAAAGTACATGCGAAACTTTATTCGTCAAGAGATTGTTCCAAAGGCGATGATTGTGAACCCTGGACTGCATAAAGTAATTCGTAAAAAGATTTTGGCAGACACTTCTTTATAAATAGTTGTGAACCACTCATCAACTAGAAAGAATATTCGCCGTGCCAGTTAAACCAAGCGGAACTCCTCTAACTACGACAGAGATACAGACAGAATTTGGCGATCCGGCGCCGATTAGCTTTTCTGAGTACTATGGTTTAGCAAGTGGAATACCATCATCTGGCGCGATACCTATGTCTACCTTTTATGGTAAAACTTTTCTAATAATTGATAGGATCACATCTTCTGGAACATGGTCTCCAAGACCAAACTTAGCAAGATTCATACACATATTTGTTGTTGGTGCTGGTGGTTCCGGCGGAATGGCTTGGCCTGCAAGAAACGTAGGTTTTTTTGGTAATACTGACGGTGTCGCAGGTGGAAGCGGCGGCGGAGCCGGTGGAGTTGCGTATAGTCGCATAACAGGGACAACTACTGGTTCTGCTACTGTTACTGTTGGAACCGGTGGTACTGGAGTTGGCGTTACTGGTGAAAGAAGTGCCGTAAACGGAAATGCCGGCACGGCATCCAGTTTTATAGGACTAGGTTTAAATATGTCCGCGGGCGGTGGAGGTGGTGGACCGGGCGGACAGAACACAGACGGCGGGAATACTAGCCTGACTCGTGTAGGCGGAACCGGCGGATCTGCATCCGGCGGTAATCAATCAAACCTCACAGGTGGCTCTGGCGGTGGATTTAGCGTAAGTGGAAGCAACCCACGTACATCTGCGGCTGGTGGTGGTGCACCGAGATTTTTAACTGCTAATAACGGCACGGCTACAAATTCCACAACAGACGCTACAACGCCGGGCATTAGCGTTTCGTCATACGGCGCATACCCAGCAGTCGCAGCTTATGCAGCCGGTAGATCGCAACCATTCTTAGGATCATCTATCACAGATTTTAATGCATCAGCTGGAGTTAGAGGTGCTGGTTCGGCAGCTGTAACATATGGCGCTGGAAGCGGTGGCGTGGCAGCAGAAGCTGCAGTTAGGTCTGGCCGCGGTGGCAATGGGGTTATCATAATCGTGTATGAGGTATAATAGGAACCAATCATGAACATCGAACATTTTTACGAAATAAATGAAAGTTTGATCGGTTTAAGCGATCAAGTAAAAAATAGTGTTATTGAACTCGGGTTTTCTATTCGCGAAACCGGAGAAAGTGTTGCTTTAGTATTGAATTCGTTTGATGCTTTTTCAATGCTTATTGGAAATGTTCCCGAAAAAATACGTAATGATTACTTAGACGGAAAATCTACTAAATTTTACGTAGAACTTGAAAGCTTAAATACTGATAAAGTTAGAATATATACTAACTATATTGGCGAAGGCATTGAACTGATGGGCTATTATGCAGAAAATGGAGTTATATACGAGACAAAAGTTTATCGCTTTACAGACTTAACTACGTCAAGTATAGAGAGATACGATTCTAATATGAATTTGATCGACAATAGCGACTTTGACACCGTAGTAGATCTAGATCAATGGACTGGCTCTAGAAGAATAATTGATATATCAATAGAAAACAATTATAGAGTTACATGTATAAAAAAGACTCCTAAGAACCAAGTATATCTGTTAGTACGTAACAATGGTGTATCACAATGACGATTAAATCAAGCGGAAGTCCTCTAAATCTATTGGAGATACAAACCGAATTTGGTGGCGCAACTCCAATTTCTTTGAATGAATATTATGGTTTAGCAAGTGGGATCCCTGCAAGCGGTCAGATATCTATCAATGACTTTTATGGTAAAACTTTTCTAGTATATGACAGGATCACTAGTAATAGGACTTGGACTCCTAGAAAGAATCTAGCAAGATTCATACACATATTCGTCGTCGGCGCTGGTGGTTCCGGCGGAATGGGTTGGCCTGCAAGAAACGTTGGTACTTATGGTAACACGGACGGTGTTGCTGGCGGTGGAGGTGGAGGCGCAGGAGGTATGTCATATAGTATCATAGCAGGAACAACTACTGGCTCTGCTACTGTTACTGTTGGAACCGGTGGAGCTGGAGTTGGGGTGACGGCTGAGCAAAGAGCTATAAGCGGAAACGCTGGTACTGCATCTAGTTTTGTAGGATTTAGTTTAAATATGTCTGCTGCTGGTGGTGGAGGTGGTCAAGGTGCTCAGAGTACAAACGGTGGGAGTACTGCAGTGACTGGAGTAGGCGGGGCCGGGGGCTCTGCTTCTGGCGGAAATCAATCAAATCTTACTGGTGGCGCTGGTGGAGGATTTAGCGTAAGTGGAAGCAACCCACGTACATCTGCGGCTGGTGGTGGTGCACCAAGATTTTTAAGTGCTCACAGTGGAACTGCGGCGAGTTCTACTACAGACTCTATAACTGCTGGCATAAAAGTTTCGTTGTATGGCTCTTATCCTGCGGTTGCAACTTACGCTAACAATAGGTCTCAATCATTTTTAGGATCGTCAGTTACAGATTTTAATGCATCAGATGGAGTTAGGGGTGCTGGTTCGGCAGCTGTAACATACGGTGGTGGAAGCGGTGGTGCATGTGCTGAATCTGCTATTACATCTGGCCGCGGTGGCAATGGTGTTGTCTATATAGTTTATGAAGTATAAATAGTTTTTTGAAATGGAGACATTTAAATGATAATAGAATCTATATTGTCAAGTGGCGGAACACATTCCTGCGAAAAATTCGAAGGTATCTATCATATAGAAGAAAACTACTACCTTCTTAAATCATACTTTATTAGCGACAGAAAAGAATCAAAGTGCCAGTGGCACATTGCGAAGACTGTAGACGAAGGACAGACGTTTGTCATTGTTCATCGCCTTGGCTCTTCTGAAATCTACGACGAAGACACGTCTCTTCCATCTTTCAAGTCTTCTGCTCTAGGTTTCTACAAAAAAATCTAAAACTACATCATATTTCTATTTACATCTGTAGAGAATCAGTTTATACTGTATTTACGATGTGAACGAAGCAATATAGGATCGTTACAGCATCTTAAAGCTCATTAGAGCATTTGACTTGTAATCAAAAGGAAAGCCGCAAGGCGCGATCCTGACTATTAAACTATGAAACCATAGGTTGGTTTCAGCAAAAAATAAAACCGGGAATGGTTCCCAATTTGTCTTATAAACAAACTTAACGGTTCTAATCCGTAAATCCAACCTGAAAGGAATACACTATGTCATTCGTTAATGCAGTTCAGAAATCCAAGAACAAAGCAGTCGCTCGTACCGCGAATGGTATGAAGGCTCGTGCTACTTCACAGTCGCCAGTTCTGGATCTATTCGGTCTTATCGGTTCCGCTCGTGGTACTGATATCACCAAGCAATTCACCGCTTCTCTCGTAGAGAATGCCGATCTTACTCTGCGTATGCTGCAGTGGGCTCGTGACATTCGTGAGGGCGCAGGCGAACGTGCTACCTTCCGTAATCTACTCTCTGCGCTAGAGGCTACCGACCCAACTCTTGCCGGAAAGCTGATGCACAAAATCCCAGCACTTGGTCGTTGGGATGACCTCTTTGCCTACAAGAACCCGATCAACCGCAATCAGGCTTTCGCTCTGATTGCAGAGGCTCTTGAAGCAAAGAATGGTCTGGCAGCAAAGTGGATGCCACGTAAAGGTCCGGTCGCAGTCGAACTGACTCGATACCTCGGTCTGTCTCCTAAGGCATACCGTAAGCTCATTGTCGGTTTGACCAATGTCGTTGAGACTCAGATGTGTGCTAAGGAATGGGAAGCTATCAACTTCTCGCACGTTCCTTCTGTCGCGTCTGCTCGTTATCAGAAAGCTTTCGGTCGTAATGCAAAAGAGTCCTACTCTGCTTACATTGCGGAACTGAAGAAGCCTGTTGCTGAGCGTTCAGATCCTAAAGTCAAGATCAACGCTTCTGCGGTTTATCCGTATGATGTTGTGAAGTCTGTCGTGAAGGGTAATGCGGCTGTTGCTGATGAACAGTGGAAGGCTATGCCTAACTACATCGGCGATGCAAAGGTTCTGCCTATGGTCGACGTCTCCGGCTCGATGGGTTCGCTGTGGTACACCTACAGCCAACTGCAGCCAATCGACATTGCTGTTTCTCTTGGCCTTTATTGCGCTAGCAAGAACACCGGAGACTTCAAGGATCTGTTCCTGACCTTCTCTGGTAAGCCTAAGATGGAACACCTGAAAGGTACTCTGTCTCAGAAGATGACTCAGATGACAAAAGCTCACTGGGAAATGAACACCAACCTGCACGCAGCATTCGATGAGATCCTCAAGATCGCTGTTAAGGGCAATGTGTCTCAGGAAGATATGCCTGACATGCTGCTCATCCTTTCGGACATGCAGTTCGATGCTTGCACTCGCTACGATGACTCTGCAATGCAGATGATCAAGCGTAAGTACAAGGAAGCAGGCTACGATGTTCCAAAGATCGTCTTTTGGAACCTGTCCATGTACGGTAAGGAAAACGGTAACACTCCAGTTAAGTTCGACAAGAACGGTACTGCGCATGTTTCTGGTTTCTCTCCTTCCATCATGAAGCATGTTCTCGCAAACGACCTCGAGGAGTTTACTCCATACAATGTTATGTTGAAGACTCTGATGAGCGATCGTTATGCCTACTAATCGGTTAGGCCTTCGGGCCTAACTTCCTCAATTTGGATCGTTGCAGCAAAAAATTAGCTAGTGCAACGGTAGCACACTTTCCTTCTAAGAAAGAGTTCCGGGTTCGATTCCTGGGCAAAATAAAAAGCGATCCTGTAAAATAATTTGAAATAACTCAACTTTTTTGTTGACATTCGTAGAATACAATGTATAAATATATCTAACAGAACTAAAGGAACTCGCACTAAATGATTCGCCAACCGCAACCTCAAATGAATAATAAGCGCCAGGTATTTACCTGCGAATATATTCGTATGTGCGAGGGTTCTATATAAGGATATTAAATATCATACCTTATCAAAGAACCCTCCAGATGAAAGTCTAGGAGGGTTTTTTAATATGGTGTGTGGCCCGGATGGTAAGGGGATGGATTGCAAATCCATAGCACGAAAGTAGTCAGTTCGATTCTGACACACACCTCCAGAATACGGTGACACGTTGCGGTAACGACTTGGGTCTCATAAGCCCGAAGAGATGGTTCGAGTCCATCTGGCACCACCAAGAAAAAAGTTGTTGACATTCATCTAGAATCAGTTTAGATATGAGTTGACGGCGGAAGAAAGACAAAATCAATCTTCCAGTTCTTTGAAAATTTAAACTTTGTCCTAGCGTAAGCGATGATGGACTGGAAACAGATTTACTCTGTTTTCAACTAGGGTTCGCGGTTCGATTCCGTGCTGGGCTTCGCGGGCCCGGGTTGCTGCAGCAGATAGTCATGGATGACGACCCTAGTTGAAAACAGAGTTTTGGGAAGTAGTTCAGCGGCAGAATAACTGACTTTGAATCAGCAGGCCGGTGGTTCGAATCCACCCTTCCCAACCAATAATCATCTGGGTGTAGCTCAGTCTGCGTAGAGTGCTTGCCTTGGAAGCAAGAAGTCGCTGGTTCGAATCCAGTCATCCAGACCAAAAATACCTGTTGACATTCATTTAGAATCAGTATATTCTGATAATACGAAAAGGAAAAAGAAATGAAACGAAAACATAAGGACCTACCGAAGGCACGAAACCCATTCGTCCTTCATCTTTCCAAACGTCTTTCGGGCGCACACGGAAAGACTAAAAAAGCGGAACGCCGTAGTGATAAGATGGCGTTGAAGCAGGAATGGACGGTTAGCTGAGTTGGTTTAGCGGCGGGCTTTTAATCCGCGTCAACCAGGGTTCGAATCCCTGACCGTTCACCATTACTTTGATGATGCACCGAGGGCGATTGGTACCAGCCCTTTCCTTGGTGGAAGCCTGCCGTTGAGGTGGGTGGGAGAGTTTCGATACCTCCACGGTGTATCTTCTAAGTAATAGGAGTAAAGATGTTAGAGTGTTTAATCATTGGTGATAGTATTGCAGTAGGAATAGGGCAATATAGACTGGATTGTGTAGTAGAAGCTAAGGTAGGTATTAACAGTCGTAACTATGTTAAGACTTATGCATTGCCTGAGTCGAAGTTAACAGTGATTAGCCTTGGTAGTAACGATCTAGGTATGAGCAATCAATATACTGTGTTGTATAACTTACGTAGCGAAATTAAAGGCACTGTGCTTTGGATATTGCCAGCTAACAATGACGAAGCGAGAAGCAATATACTAACTATTGCAAGTATTCATAACGATAAAGTTGCTGATATTAGACAACTGCCGTTAAGCAAAGATGGTGTTCACCCTACTACAAAAAGCTATGAAGCACTAGCAAAGGTATTTAAATGACTGTAGAAGAAAGATTGGCAAAACTAGAAGCAATTATTGAAATTCTTATGGAAG